CGAGTCATCAGAATTGGGCAGCGGTATGCACCAGTTATTAGAGGATCATGTATTAGGTAAAGAAATGAAGGGGCAGTATATGGCCAAGGCATTGGCCGGTGTTATCATTAAGAATGGACTATCTAAGGTAACAGAAGTATGGGGCACTGAAGTCGCATTATACTCCAAAGACCTCTATGCAGGCACAACCGATTTAGTCGGGCTCCACAATTCTGCCCCGGCTATTATGGACTATAAAAATAGCAGACAAGAAAAAACAAAAGAGATGATTGAAGATTATTTTATTCAGTTGGCTGCATATTCCATGGCGCATAACGAAATGTATGGATCAAATATCAAAAAAGGCGTAATTATGATGGCAACACGCGCCGGGAAATATCTAGAGTTTATCATAGAAGGTGACGAATTTACACATTATGAAACTATGTGGGCAAACAAGGTGTGTGATTATTATGATCGCTTCGGTAAAGACTAAATACACTACAGGAGAGTATCAATGACAACAGGCACACCAGTAGTAATATCGCGAATCCAGAATCGGCGCGGTATGCAGGTAGATTTTGACAATTTATATCCGAGCGGCCAGCCCGGTACAGGGCCAGACGTACTGCAACCCGGCGAACTTGCATTATGCACAGATACCGGTAATATGTACATGGGCACAACTGTTAACTCTGTTAATGGTTATTATATTAGTGTGGGTAGTAGCAGTAGTGCCCCGACACTTATTCCGTTAATTACCACATTGCCCCCTTCTGCATCATGGGCTAACATGCTGACCCCGGTCACGGCTACGCCATTTTTTAAGGTATTATACAGTATAGTCGATACTAGTACAGCAGATCCGAATATTGTGGGTACAAATTTCTCCAAAAATGGAGAATTAGCTGTGACTTCTACTACTAATTTAGCAACATTAGCTGACACTGGTATAGAAGTTAATACTACTATGTTCGATATTAGTTTCCAGGCTATAAGAAGTGCAGGTAATATTCAGCTTCAGTATATGCATAATTTTCCGGCTGCTCTTACGTTCAGTACAAGTAACATTGTCTGGGCCCCACTTATTTAAATAAAGGTTACTATGAGTTGGAATAACATCCCCGATGATGAGCGTCTCCACCTTTGGAAAAAATTACGTAAAGACATTAGTACATTAGCTCTAGACGAGCAAATGAATACTGTTTCGAAGTTTTTTTCTTCTATCCCGTACGGTGCCCGTTCTATAGATTACTATACTCCTTCTAGTTGGCCAACACCGTGGGAGATAATATTCCATGGCCAATTATGTAAAAGTTCTATAAGTGTATTGATATATCATACGTTTAGCATGTTGCATACCGATATAACTGTCGACCTACGGTTAATAGATGACGGGGAGGACAAATATTTGTTGCCCGTAATCAATAATACTTTTGTACTAAATTACGAGCTTGGCCAGGTAAATAAATGTCAAGACATAGTAAACGAAATACAGATTTTAAACACGTACACACAACAAGATATAAAGTCAATCAATTAATTTGCACCGCTATGACAAAAACACAATCATGCTTAACGCCAGTTAAGTATTCATCCATACATTAGGCTACGTAAAACAATAATGAATAATATCTATGAAACATTTATCGCTAAATCTCGCTACGCACGTTATATCGATTCCGAGAAGAGACGAGAAAATTGGGGGGAGACTGTTTCGCGCTATTTCGATTTCGTAACAAAACATTTGCAGACGGAACAACAATATACAATGTCGGCAGAGTTACGCAAGGAATTACAAGATGCTGTAACTAATTTCGAAGTAATGCCATCGATGCGGGCCCTAATGACGGCCGGCAAGGCATTAGGGCGTGATAACACTGCAGGATATAACTGCTCGTACCTTCCGGTCGATGATGTGAAGTCATTCGACGAAGCTATGTTTATCTTGCTCAATGGCACGGGTGTCGGATTTTCGGTTGAGCGCCAGTATATCATTAAGTTACCCGATGTTCCAGAGCACATTTATGATAGTGAATCAACTATTGTGGTTTCCGATAGTAAAGAAGGATGGTCAAAGGCAGTACGCCAGGTTATTGCAATGCTTTACTCCGGTGAAGCCCCTAAGTGGGATGTAAGTAAAGTACGGCCGGCCGGTGCCCGCCTTAAAGTATTTGGCGGTCGCGCTTCGGGTCCGGCTCCGTTGGTAGACCTGTTTAAATTCCTTGTAAAATTGTTTAAGAATGCACAGGGACGTAAACTGAATAGTATCGAATGCCATGATATCATGTGTAAAATCGGTGAAGTTGTGGTTGTAGGCGGAGTCCGTCGCTCTGCAATGATTTCTCTGTCGAATCTGTCTGATGACCGGATGCGTCATGCTAAATCAGGTGCTTGGTGGGAAGGCCAGGGCCAGCGCGCACTAGCCAATAATAGCGCCTGCTATACAGAAAGACCTGATGTCGGTATCTTTATGCAAGAATGGCAAGCACTGTACGAGTCTAAATCCGGCGAACGCGGCATTTTTAACCGAGAAGCTGCTAAGAATATTGCCAAGAAGAACGGCCGTCGCGATGCTAACTTTGAATTTGGTACAAATCCTTGTTCAGAAATCATATTACGCCCATACCAGTTCTGCAACCTAACAGAAATTATTGTACGTGCGACAGATACTGTTGAAGATATTCAACGTAAAGCCCGCATAGCCTCTATTTTAGGTACAATCCAGTCTACGTTGACACACTTTCCGTACCTACGTAAGATATGGAGAGATAATACCGAAGCCGAACGTCTGCTTGGCGTCTCGATGACCGGTGTATTAGACAATCCATTAATAAACAATGCCGATGACCCAGAATTAGAAGGGCGTTTAGCCTCGATTAAGCAGGTTGCTGTCGAAGTTAACGCGGAGTTTGCAGCATTATTTGGTATTCCTGCCTCTACAGCCATTACTTGTAATAAACCGTCAGGTACAGTATCGCAGTTAACCGATACTGCTTCCGGAATCCATGCACGTCATGCAGCGTATTACTACCGTCGTGTGCGGAGTGATATCAAAGATCCACTAACACAGGCAATGATTGCTGCCGGTGTTCCTAACGAGCCCGATGTTACCAAGCCGGGCAGCACGGTAATCTTTACCTTCCCTAAGAAAGCACCGGATGGCGCTGTTCTACGCTCTGATTTAGACGCAATTTCGCACTTAAAATTGTGGCTCGCGTATCAGCGCTTCTATTGTGAACACAAACCGTCGGTAACTATCTCGGTAATGGAAAAGGAATGGCCGATTGTTGGCGCATTTGTATGGGAACACTTTGACGAGATGTCTGGTGTGTCGTTTCTGCCATATGATGGCGGCACTTATAGGCAAGCACCGTACGAAGATTGTACAAAGGAACAATATGAAGCGATGTTAGCAATAATGCCAACATCTATTGACTGGGATTCTATTGTTGAGACCGAAGATAATGTCGAAGGTGTGCAAATGTTGGCCTGCACAGCTAACGGATGTGAAATTTAAGGAAATCTATGATTACAATTTATTCAAAGGCCAATTGTGCCTACTGCGATCAGGCTAAAGCTCTATTAGAGAGCAAAGATATTCAGTTTACAGAGTTACGTGTGGATTTAGATCAAACTGCACGGGAATTTATTGTAGGGTTAGGTCACCGAACGGTGCCGCAAATCTTTAATGACGAGCATCATGTCGGCGGGTATCCCGAATTACGGCAGTATCTGCAGACACAGTTAATAAACCTATAAAGAGACAATATGTTACTTAAAAAACAGAACACAGTGCCATATGTTGGCATATTTAAAATAGCCAGCGGCGAAGAATTTATCGGTAAAGTTGTAGCAGAGACTGCTATAATGTATACTGTGTCTAAGCCGTTGTGCATGGTGGGCACAGATAAGGGATTTCAGTTTGCTCCGTTTATTATGATGGGCGATATGGATGCAGATGTAGAGATCCCACGCCCTGTTATACAAACAATGCCCAACAGCAAAATTTTAGAACAGTATGAATCGGCTACATCGCCTATCGCATTACCTAACACTAGATCGATAATAATTTAAATGAGTTTTTCGTTGACAGAAATGGTAGCTGGGGCCAGCATAGTTGCCGGCGTTGCTGGTTCTATATTTAAGAATCCCGCAAAGGCAGGCACGGATACTATATCGTCTGCCCAATTGGGCATTGATTATTTAATGGAACAAGTCAGTATAATTGACCCAACATATATCCCGCCTACATATCCTGATCCCGATCCCGCAGCTACATTACCGATTTCTCTTTCTGACCATATTACGAGTTCGGTTTCCGGAATAACAGCAGCTATTTCTGCAAAAACATTAAGTGTAGCGTCAGACTTAAAAATTGCGTTAATTGCTGCCGACCATCAGAATGCTGCAAAGGCAATAGATGCTATAACAAGTAAAAATTTAGCAGCCATGCCCGATCAGATAGCAGTTAAATTTCCCGATGTTACTGCCAACCAAAATACAGTAACAGATACTGCATTTACTCCGTTGACACATGCTGCACCGCACATGGACGCCGCTGCATCCGTGATTACGGCTGAATTTGATAATATCGGATATATGGTTCCGTTTTTTACTGCTGTAAATAGTATCCCGGGCGTAACTCAAATGACAACTGGCGAAGCATTGTTAAATTACATCGGCAGCACACCAGATAAGACTTTAATTGATGCAGCATTTATTGCATCAAATACTATAGAATTTATAGACGGGTTAAAGACAGCATTTAGCAATGTAGGCGATCATACAACTGACATGGCATCCGGATTTACCGCTATAGTAGATAGTGCAAACGGTGCCATGGCGACTGCAATGAGCATTATTGGTGGAAATAGCCTTGTTTCTATGTTATCGTCGCCCGATGTATTTGTGCAATCAATATTAGGAAAAGTCGTAGATACGTCGACAATAGACTTCGGTGCAATTGACATGAAGAAGGCAGTCGAATCTAGCGCAGTAGCATTACCGGGAACCGAGGCATTTATATTAAGCGCCAAGGGGTCAACGGCTAATGGTGTAACTTCATCAGATAACCTAATACCTGCTACGGCTATAATTGTGCCTGAAAATTCCAACTACCAGCAGTATACCGGTGCAGAAATAAACGAAATGTATTATACAACCGATGAACAATTAACCCTGTGTGAAGATCTACATAAACAGGCTGCAGAGTGGATGGATATAAATTTAGAAAAATGGAAAATATCAG